GTCTTGAGCCCAACGGGTCATAACAACGACAATGGTTCCTCCTGGTTGCAAACGTTGTCTGGGTCCTGAATTGTACCAGTCATACGCTCTCTCCATAGCTGAATCGGATAATGAGTCTTGTTCGGTATGTGGATCGTCGATAATAAGTAAGTCCGCCCCTCGTCCTGTGATAGAACCGCCTACACCCGCTGCAAAATATTCCCCACCATGATTGGTCTCCCATCGGCCTTTTGCCTTACTATCTTCTCGTAGTTTAACATCTCCGAAGATCTGTTTATACTCTGGGCTATCAATTAAGTTACGAACCTTACTTCCGAACCTTCCTGCAAGTTCTGCGTTGTGAGATACCTGCATAATTTTTTTCTTAGGAAACTTCCCTATGAACCAAGCTGGAAATAAATAGGATGCAAATTCAGATTTAGTATGACGTGGGGGCATATTAACAATGAGCCTCTTATTCAAACCTTTTGAAATTTTAGTAAGTTCGTCGGCAATATGTTGATGGTGGCCCCATTTCTTTGGGTCCTTTTCTTTTCTACAAATAAAATCTGGCCAAACAGTTTGAACAAAATACAAGAAATTATCTTGGCACAGTTTAATGTGTTCAATATATAATTTTTCGACTCTATCGCGCAACTGTTCAGTTGTAAGTAATTCGTGCGACATATCTATTTTGCATACTATACATGTATGTAATCGGCTGTAAAGTCTTCGTCGCTGGTACCATAAATCAAGCAAAAGGGGGTGGGGGTTGCCGATCGCCGATCCTAATTCCAGATCGGCGATGGTACCTCTATCGGTATAGATTTATCTAATAGAGTTTAATCTAGGTCTAAACATATTGGCTATTCTTTTTTGGTAGTACCGCAAGTTATTCCATGAGCATTGTAATACTCTTAACTTATGTATCTTGGGGTTTAAGTGATAACTACCCATAACACATTGATACACATTCCTCGAACACCCAACATAATCAACTCTATTATTCTTTGAGTTAATGAGTAGATACACCCCCGAAACAATCGGGGGAATATCATCAGTGTATTTAATGTTTATCTTGCTCATCAGCAACTTTGCCAGTTAGTAACAAGTTCAACACATCACCCATTTTATTAACAACTCTATTTCTAAAGTCATCAGCAAGTGGGTTGCCATTGTTAGTAAGTATAAATTCCTCAACAGCACTCTCAAGGAATTTATAAAGTATCTCATAATTTAATGATTTGAATTTTTCATTCTGCATTAAACTATGTACTCGATTTAAGTCGATATTTTTACTATCAACTTTTTCACTTAACATAGCACTGAATAAAGAAGGTAAGTTTTTATTTGACATCAAAACCCCCTAAATCTTTTTTCATGGCTAAATCATAATCAGCATTAAATGGTTTAAACTCTACTGTATCAACTGACTTATAGAATTTATTAACCATGTCGATTAATTCACTGTCGCCACTTTTATTTACATACTCAATAAAAGAAGTGGAATCGAATCGCCTTTGATTACGATTTATTTTTTGAACAAAAGATTTGTTATCAAGAATTATGATATTGATTTTTGCTCTATCAAAAATTCCCGATACAATTTCTTTAGTATCAGTTCTTAACTTACTATACTTTTTGTATAAGTAAGATTGAGCAACGTATGAATTAAGCACACGTTTATCTGCTTGACTTACTGTCGGCAGATTTTTTTGTTTTACTGTTGTCATTGTTTCCTCTTTGTTAAGTTAAATAAGATAAATTATTTTATCTTATCTTGGATAAGATAAGTATTTTTTTACAAATTACAATAGTTATAAAAAATAAATTTTAATTATTTTTTACTTGGTTTGTGGATAAAATTTTTACATTTTTATTTTTTAGATTTTCTGCAATCCTGCCATTTTGGGTGCTGCCTGCTTAAAAAAGTCTTCCACAGATGCCCGAGAATTGACGAAACGAGGGTGCGAGGTATCCTAGTACCCTCAAGATTTTAAGAAATGTTTGATAACGAGAAAGAACGAGATTAGGGCGAGTGGTCTAAAACAGGAGCTACTCTGACAAAAGACCACTCATATTGTGGTCAGCTTTGGGAAACTCCCCTTGGTGCTGACCGTACCGTGCTTCCAACCGAAGCGATGTTATCTTTTTCCGTACGAGCTTGGTTGGTGAATTCTGCTATCCGAGAATTCATCAGCCAAGAACGGTGGCGAGAGTGCTACTCGCCACCGAGAAACTTAATTACCACCAACTTGAATAGTACACAAAGCGACCCGCTTCAAGTTCTTTTTTTGCTTTATCAATGATGTCCAAGTCATATTTTTTCTGCTCCTCATGTTCATCATACGAGTAACTATCATTGCCAAAGAAGAAACCTTGCGTGGCGGGCAACTTTTCTTCCTTAATATCTTTTTCCAAATTCAGCAACTCATCACGAGAAAGGTAATACCGAACACAGTTGAAATCGGTGTCAACATCACTATGACGATTACACCACTTTTCCTCAAACCAACCATGCAAACGATTGTGCTTTCGCCAATATCCTAACTCCCTTTCTTGCTCTTCTTCTCCCTCTTTCTTTTCTCTGTTTTCCACTTCCAAACTTTCTATACGTTTGTCAGTGCTGTACATGTACATATCTAACCCCATTGTAACTCCTTTGTTAAAGTTTTGTTTTCTTCTGTCTTATCATAATAAGAGAACTTGTCAACTAACTTTTTGGTTGTATTTAAAAAAAGTTCATCAGCCCATCTGCCATCGCCAGAGCCAGCAGTCCGACGCCGAAGGTTACCCAATCGGCATCGGTTGTCAACGAGACGCTGACGATTAACAGTACGAGAATTAGAAACCACATTCATCATTCTTCCACATCGAGAACCTCAACCGCCTGACGCTCCACCACCTCTTCGCTTTCTACATCTGCAGGCAGCTCCCACTCACCGTAGTCCGCAGCCTCCAGAGCTTCCTTCTCCGACGAGGCCTCAACGTAGACCCTACGAGCAACGACATCTGATACGAGAACGAGGTAACGTTTCTTCACCTTACTCTCCGCCCAGCTGTTGCCGTTGGCAATGCATTTATCTTTGGATCCCCCAACCAAGAGATATTCCTGTCCCGCTTCTGGTGCATCCATCTTAGTCATGAAGAATCCTGCTCCAAGTTGTGTTGTCGGCATTCAAACGCAGCAGCGCCTGTTTGCTGTAGATAGATCCTACTTCATCAAACAATCCTAGCTGAGTACCGTGGACTTCACACAGAAGTGTTTTCTTGACTCCTTTACCCTGGCGCGGTGATTCCATCACCTTCGCAGTCACATGATGCAGCGGATGTAAGTGATTCGTTTTGATGACGTCCCCCTTCTGTAGATCTTTGAAGTAGACGAACTGTTGTGGTTTAGTCATTGTTTCTCCTTTGTTAAAGTTATCCCATCTAGATAAGATATGTAAACCTGAATGTCAAGAGCTAATTTTTATTTTTTTCCTGAGCTGCCAGAAGGATGGTGTCCTGTGTTCCCTAACCATTTGCCTTTCGCCACCGACCAACGAGATACGGGAATGAGCTTCGCTGCGAAGGACGCTCCTGATGCTTATTAGTTATTACACGCCCATTCGTGTAAGAACGGGAAACGGGAAACGGTTGCTTCGCAGCTGGTCCTGACGCTGCTTACCAAAACCTAACCAATCTGTTGTTCTTTGTCAAACGGGAAACGGGAACTGAGCTACTCTTTCCGCACCAGCATCCTGAGCTGCGAAGGAGGATCCTGCGGTGTCCGTTAATAAACGAGAAACGGGATTAACAAACGAGAACGGGAAACGGGATACCGACCACGCTGCAGCTCACCATCTGGGAGGAGGCTAGTGATGGATCAGGAAGGACCTGAGCTCATCCCAACGGGAAACGGGAACAGGGTCGGGTAGCGAGTGTACGAGAACGAGGTTTTTACTGTCGGTAGGGATACCTTGCACGCTGTAAAGTTCTAGGGCTCCCTGCGAGAGGGCTTGATACAGAATAAAAACTCTACCACCATGTCGGTATTCTTCGTAACACCAAGCGATTTGGAATTTATCAAGCTTCGGAAACTTGCCAGTATTAGATTTTAATTCAAGCCAAAAAGAATGACCAGAACCAGTGCCATGAACATCAGGTATTCCGTTAATAGTTGAGCTTTCTATCCTTGTAAAATGTACGTTTTTTATATTCTTCTTTAATCGGTCAAACAGCTTTGATTCACGTTTTCTTAACGCCATTTTAATAGGTCAAGATGAGTGCTAAACCAAGTAAAACACAAACAGAAAAAGGTAATACTTTACTTAAAAACTTTTTAATTTTTTCTTTTTTGAGTTGCTTTTGGGCTTGTAAAATTCTTAATCTTTTTGCTTCTTTCATATCTTTTTTATCTCCTTTATCACACAGCTAGGTATAATTGTGCTATTTCCGATGTCGTCAATAGTGTCTTTATCATTTAAAGAATAGTCACCAAACAACCTAGTAACACCTTTGCTTTGAGAATACAGATGTCCTTTTGAAACACAAACAGGAAGTTCTTTCTCAGCAAGCTCCTTCAGAGTATGCCAGGAGGCGTCCGCAGATATATCATACCAATGGACTTCAACGAGAGGATAACGAGATTTCCAATCTTTTGATTTTTTATTTATTGTTATTTTTCTTTTTGCCATCTATCTTTACACTTACACTTCCCACGTTAGTGCTCATTAAATGAGCGTTATGTATTTCATTAAACAACAAGAAAAAATCAGATGGCTCTTTACTCTTCCACAATTTCTTCTGGCGTGACGTCAATGATATTTTTGGCATCACCGATCTTTTGTTCCAATTCGGATAACCTTTTTTCAAGTTGTTCACGAGACATACCCTCCAACATATTATGAGTTACTTCTTTTCTATCTACATACATTCCTGCTAGTTGTCCTAGTCTAAATTCCGAATTAATTGCTGCTGCAAATTGATTTTTATCTACGGCTAAGTCGCCAAACTTTTCTAATCTTTTAAAGGAACGAAGTTTGTTTCCATACTTTGCTTCTTCTTGTGCTAATTTCTTTTCAAGATATCTAACCACATGAGGATTTAAATTTGGATTAGTTAATCTTGATGCCATCTCTGATAAACCATTTTTAGTTTTTGATTTATATCCAGCTTCTTCCGCTGCTTTAGATTTAGAGATAGCCCCCCAATTAGCAACAAGTGTATCCACAAACTTTCTTTGTTTAGGAGTTAGTTCATGTACAGTTTTTAATATATTAGCTTTTTTAGGCATCGCCACATCATACTCAAATCGGTCAAGTTTTTCTAGTCCAATAAGATCTTTTTATCCTTTTCAAGATTCATGAACCATTTAGGTATTCATTCCACAAGATAGTTTATGTCAGGTATGTCAGGTCTATGTCACAGATTTAGAGTGTTTGTGACAGGGTATTATTCAATATATTCAATGTCTTATGTCTAAAATAGAGGTCTTGTCACGTATGTCAGACTTTTTTTGGAGGTAGTGAAGTAGTAAAAGGGTAAAAATATCTATTTAGAGGTCAGTCTTTTGTAATTTTTGTGAAATAAGGTACTCTTTTGTGGTTTTTCTGCTGTTTTGCATTTCCAAAGCACAGTCGCCACAGAAGAAATAATTGTCTTTCATGACGTCAGCTTTCTTTTCTCTACAATTAGCACAAAGAGGTCTGGTATCAACGAATCGGTATCCGTTTTTATTATTAAAGGAATATTTCATCATATTCCCCATGTTGATTGTTCGACACATAGTCACTAGTTAGCATATCTGTATTTAATCCTAAAGTAAAGGTTTTTCCAAAATTTTCTAAATTGTGGATTTCTAGCTCTCAAATAACTTTTTGCGCAGTTTTTCAATAATCTTTTGTAGTTTTTTACGTACATTTGGGTCTTTTTCCTCCTTAAGTTGATTGTATTTAGTCGAATATCGGACAAAAAGGTGTTGTTTTTGAGTGAATCTAATTAAACCAGTGTCCAGTGCCAAAATATACCTATCCCGTACCCAATCAGCGTCTAAACCAGCGTTATAGCACACGTTCTGGAAGTCATTAGAGTTTTCAATAAACCAATCATGCGCTTGTGCTTTTGCAATAGATTCGTTTCGCGTTTGACTTGTATTCAGCACATCTTCAATTGCCATAGTCAATACAGCTCTCCACAGTTTCACTTCTGGAGTCAAATTTGTTTTAAGCATCTCACTTGACAATCCCATACCCAATACTTTTAACACCTTGTTTGTTAAATTCATGTAGCTCCATGTTTATTCGAGGATTAGTTGATTTTGGAGAGAAATGCAATAGAAGTCGAGGAGGACTAACAAAGGGAAAAATATAATCCTCCTCTAACATCCAAAAAATTAAATCACCATTTGGGGAAAAATAAGTGTTTTAATCCTTCTTTCTTAACTTAATTATCTTAGCTTGTAAAGACCTTACATCTTCTTTTTTTCGTAAAATTCTTTTTTCATGAGCCGATTTTCTTGATTGAATAGCTAAATTAATAAACTCAAACCCATCTTCAGACATGCCAAAAGTGTGTCCAATAAACAACATAGACATAGCAGAAGTCACCTGGGCATATTCTATTTTGTTTAAACGATTCGCAAGAAGTTCTAACACTTCTTCCATATGTTTTTTATTTACTTTATTTTTCATGTTAATCCTTATCGTAAGGATCGGTTCCAGTGGCCAGTGTCGAGTGTTCCTTCTCCTTCTCTACTCCTCCACAGCCACCACATAAATGGTAGTTCCCGTTTTCGTCAGTCTCGTAATGGTTCCCTTTACAGGTGTCACAGATTTCGTATTCTTTCATGATGTATAGATTCTCCTACTCCAAGTTTTATCTAGTAAGTAATACCAGATTCCGTTAATAAATGGCTCAATAATTGCATCGGCCGTTGCTAAATGTAATTCAGCACCTGTTATAAAAATATTACATAAAGATGCAATAAAAATATGACCTACCGTATAAATAATTGCTCGAGCCAATGAGCTATGCTGTAGCTGTAGTTTTAAAAATACAAATATACCTTTCGTAAATTCAGTCATATAATTTTAAAATAATGTTACCGAAATAATGATTGCAGCAATGCCCCATAAAAAAATACACACATGAGTCCAAACCTCATTTTGTTTCTCATCCCAATTGGACTCCAACACTTTTCGATTCTCATAAGTAATACGTTCTAATATGTTCTTTAATTGCTTTCTCATCTTGTCGTATCGTCGTTTCATCTCCTTCCAATAGTATGACATGGCGTATCCTCCTTTGTTTAATAATTTTTTCTACCAATGTTTCTTTCCATATAATGGATTTACCTTTCCAGATAATTTCTTGTCCTTTTAAATTAGGCACGTTTCATTTTCTTTCTAATGATTTTGTTATCGACTTTGTATAGAATCCAAGTATCTTTTCCATCAAAGTAATAACCATCAATGTCTTTCTTTTTCATGCTACCTCCCTGTTGCGTTATATCGTAATTTTCTTTTTCTTGCTTTCAATGTAATGTAACTTTCTCTTTTCGCACACACTTCATCATTTAAATAACGAGACCAAGTCATCTGTGTTTTAAAAAAAGATTCATACACATAAATAAAAGAATTAATTTCTTTCCAAGATAAATCATAACCAAGTGCTCTCGTATTATAATTTAAAGGTGGATCATATTTTCGGATCCATCGCTTTTCATAATGTTGTCGGATTCTATAATCTTCGGATTGTACATGCATCGTTCTAAAATAATGAAATACAGGACCAATACCTTTTTGTTGAAAGCCAGATCGCCGACCACCCACTTTCTGAATTTTATAATGTTTATGATAATGATCGAGTATTCGAATCAAAGGGAATTTACTTTCTCCGATATAAATAAGTTTTTTATCCTTATCAAAAAGAAAATAAATCCCAGGGTGATTATCTTTGATAATATTCACCGTACAATTCGATATATCTTTTATTTTATTTAGTTGCATCAGAACCTTTTTTAAGAAGTTCCTTTCGATAAACATCTAACGATCGCTTATTCTTTTTTGCAAGTATTTCTACATAATCATTGACCAGCTTGGATATCATTCGTGCTGGATTCCTTTCTTTGATTGTGCAGAGTGCAGTTAAGAGTGTGTGCGTTTCTTTTTTTACAGCAACACTTTTCCATTTATTAATGTCCATTGTTTTTTCTCCTTAGTTAATTGTATGTTTTTTATATAAATTTTCAGCAGGGCCAACATCATATCCGTCGCCATCCTGCCATCTTTGTTTGAATGGAATATCTCCTTCCATGACTTTAGCAAACATATGTTTTAGAAAATCTACATCTGCATCTAACGTGCTAGGGCTTAAATTTTTATACGCTTCTACAAATTCAATCCACATAATGCTAAACAACAAAGTTTCTTGCATTCCTGAAATCATGGGTTGATTAGTTATTTTTTCATGAAGTTGTATACCTTTAATCATAAATTTTTGTACTTGTCTTTGCCAGTCTCTTTGATGTTTTGCAAACATAGCATCTTCATTTTCTAATTTTTTTTTCATATTCTCCTTAAAATGTTGTGCCAAAAATAAATGCTGCAATTGCTGCAAGTAATCCTAGACATAGTTTTGGAAATAACAGTAAGAATAAAACAAATATAGCTAAACCGATATTATCCATTAGTTTACTAACCTCATCTTTTCAATATACTCATCATGATGTTCTTTACAATAATTTTCTCTGTGTGCTAGTTCAGATAAAATTAAATGATTTGCAAGTT